AGGAACCAGTCAACTTCAAACTAAGAAGCCTGATTCTGGTGGTGTTCAAACACCTACTACAGGACAAGGCGTTAATACAGGTACTAAATAATGCAGAACGCACGTCAGAGATATAATGAACTATCGACTGACCGTGAACAATTTCTTAATGTTGCATATGAATGTGCAGAACTGACAATCCCTACCGTATTAATGAGGAATGAAAAACCTCCTGCGTATGGGCAGTTCACTACACCGTGGCAATCAGTAGGAGCCAAAGGGGTTGTAACGTTAGCTTCAAAACTAATGTTAGGACTCCTTCCTCCTTCTACAAGTTTCTTCAAGCTCCAATTAGATGACTCTAAGTTGGGTGTGGAGATACCCAAGGAAGCTAAGAGTGAATTAGATTTAAGTTTTGCAAAGATTGAACGTCAGATTATGGAAAGCATTGCAGCTTCTACTGATCGTGTTCAAATCTTTTCAGCAATTAAACACCTCGTTATAACTGGCAATGCCCTAGTTTATATGGGCAAAGAAGGTATGAAGATGTACCCTCTTAACAGATACGTGGTGGAAAGAGATGGTAACGGAAACGTTTGTGAGATAGTTACTAAAGAAAAGGTAAGTAGAAAGCTACTACCATTTGGCATGAAGTTGCCTGACCCTCAAGCAGTGGTTGATAAAGACGGTACTAATACAGGTAAAGATTGTGATGTTTATACACGCATTAAGTACACACCTAAAGGTTGGACTTGGTGGCAAGAGACACATGATCTAATGATCCCAGGTAGTGACGGTAAAGCACCTAAAGATAAGAGTCCTTTCTTACCTCTACGTTTTGTAACAGTAGATGGAGAAGACTACGGACGCTCAAGAGTTGAAGAGTTTCTTGGTGATCTTAAATCATTAGAAGCATTAATGCAAGCCTTGGTAGAAGGATCTAGTGCAGCAGCAAAGGTTGTCTTTACTGTGTCTCCTAGTTCAGTAACCAAGCCACAAGCATTAGCAAATGCTGGCAACGGTGCTATCATTCAAGGTAGACCAGATGATGTAGGTGTAATACAAGTAGGTAAAACTGCTGACTTCCAAACAGCATACCAATTAGTTGGTGTCTTAGAGAAGAGGTTGAATGAAGCCTTCTTGATTTTACAACCACGTCAAAGTGAACGGACTACAGCAGAAGAAGTTCGTATGACACAGATGGAATTAGAACAACAGTTAGGTGGTTTATTCTCACTGTTAACTACTGAGTTCTTGATTCCATATCTAAATCGTAAGATGCATGTGTTACAAAGATCTAAAGCTATACCAACTGTACCTAGAAATTTAGTTAAACCTACTATTGTAGCAGGTATTAATGCACTAGGTAGAGGACAAGACAGAGAAGCTTTGGTTCAATTCATGACAACCATTGGACAAACAATGGGACCACAGGCTCTACAATCATTACTCAATGCTGATGAAGCTGTCAAACGTCTCGCAGCTGCACAAGGTATAGATGTTCTAAATCTTGTTAAGAGTATGGAAGAGCGTAATGAAGAACAACAGCAGCAGATGCAGCAAGCTCAGATGCAGTCATTGACTGAACAGGCTGGTCAATTAGCTGGTACTCCTTTGATGGACCCATCTAAGAATCCAGGTTTGACTGAAGCTTTACAAGAAGCCGCACCTCAAATGCAACAAGCGATGACCCCACCTCAACAATAGCACTATGCCTACAACAGAAACTTATACATACGACCCTACAGATGATGCTGTATTGGTCGAATCAGCTGATGCCAGAGATGCAGAAACTCTAGCAATCGGTGAGAAGATGCTAGAAGAGCAAGAGAATTTACTTGCTGGTAAGTATCGGAAGCCTGAAGATTTAGAAGCTGCTTATCTTGAACTCCAAAAGAAACTAGGGGAGCAAGAGGAAGGAACATCAGCAGAAGAAACTACTGAAACACCTGATGAACCACAAGAGCAGTATGCTGAAGACGGCTCTGTTAACTATGAAACTGCTACTGATATTTACGGAGACAAACTAGGAGAAGTATTCAAATCAAATGAGATAGATCCATTTGCAATGAACAAACACTTCGAGGAAAACGGAGGGACTCTAAACGATGAGATGTATGCTGACTTAGCGAAAGCAGGTTTCAATAAATCAGTCGTTGATAGTTACCTTGAAGGTGTCCGTAACCAAGTAGGTATGTCTGATGCTGCTCCCGAAGCCCCCTCGTTAGATGACAATCAAATACAAGATGTCAAGAACATAGCAGGTGGTGATGCAGGGTATGATAAGCTTATGGAATGGGCTGGTGAAAATCTATCTGAAGATGTTTGTAAAAACTTTGATGAAGTAGTTGAAACTGGTAATCATGCCGCAGTTAAATTCGCAGTAAAAGCACTTATGGGACAATATGAAGATGCCGTTGGACGTGATTCTACACTCGTCACAGGTAAGGCATCTAAAACTGAAAAGTATAGAAGCATGGCAGAGGTCGTCCGAGATATGGAGAACCCTCAGTATGAACGAGACGAAGCTTACCGTGATGATGTACGTAGAAAACTTGAAGCCTCTAATCTTAAATTATAATCATGGTACATGACCCTTTAAAAAAAAGTCACGGTGCATTTGATGCTAAAGTAAAATCATCAAAAGGTACTAAAGGCTTAAAGAAAATAAAAATCCTTAAAGAAGCAGCTGCTATCTGGAAAGGTATTTGATATAGTGGCGGCCCGAAACAATCGTACCCGCCCAGTATCTCTTAAGTTTTTTTATCATGCCTGATAACAAATTTGCAACTGAACCACAAGTACGAGTAATGGACACCGACTATTTTACCGATGCAGAAAATCTAAATGGTCGCCTAGCAATGATTGGATTCGTTGCAGCTCTTGGTTCCTACTTAACTACTGGGCAATTAATCCCAGGTATCTTCTAGAACATGCCTAAAGGTAAAGGTACTTACGGTACCAAAAAAGGTCGCCCACCTAAAAAGGGTAAATAATACATCACGTCCGTTCATCCCTTCGGGACGCATGACGATCACAGCATGGAACGGGGCTGTGGTACTGGAGAATTACAATGACTGTAAAACTTTCGTATCGTGGTGTAGAGTACACTAAAACTTCTAAGTAATTATCATGAAAACAATTGCACTAGCCCTAGCGGCACTCTCTGCTTCAGCTCCTGCAATGGCTGGCGTCTATGTTAATGCCGAGTCAAACGCATCTTATACAGGTAACGATTATACCTCCAGAACTACCGACGTGCACGTGGGGTATGAAGGAGATGTAGGTTCACTTGGATACTACATTCAAGGTGGTCCTGCATTCACTGCAGCCGATGGCGCAGATGGTAGCACAGACTTCTCAGGTAAGCTCGGAGGTTCCGTAGCAGCATCAGAGAAGCTCGGTGTATATGGAGAGATCTCATTCAAAACTGATGAGACTGCAGACAACTCTTATGGTACTAAGATAGGTGCCAAGTATTCTTTCTAAAAATTATCATGGCCAGACACCAAACAGATGGTAACATGGCGTTCGTTCATGGACGGACACCTGAGCCTGAACCTATAGATACTTCTCCTAGTGATCAACAACCACCAGGAGTAGACGAAGAAGAGTGGGAACCTCAATCTCTTGAGGAAGCACTCTTGGGTGAGTGATTATGTCAATGAGAACACAATTACTTACTGCTATCAATGCACATGCTCATGGAGAAATCCAAAAGCATCTAGCTAATGTGGAGGTTTATCTAACAAACCCCGCAGGTATCGGAGAACACTCTGATATTACAGAAGCGATTGGTGTGGAGCTTGATAAGATAGCTCGGTATCATGACCAGATAGAAGTAGTAAAAACCTACTTAAAAAATTGAACAGGGTGGGGGCACCTCAGAGTCGGACCCCCTCTCTCTTAGGCTTTGGCCCAGTACGCTGGATACCCATTGCCGTCATGACGGTGGGATAGACCACAAAAATTTTTTCACATGTGGGAAGAAAGTTAATACAAACAATTATTTTTTAAAAGAAAATGGCAACTCATCAGAATGCGGCTAACTCTAACCTAGCCCAACTGACAAGACCAGGTTCTCTGAACGGTGCAGCTGATTCTAGAGCCCTTTACCTGAAATTATTCTCAGGAGAGATGTTCAAAGGATTCCAGCACAACACTATTGCTAGAGACCTTGTTATGAAGCGTACCCTAAAGAGTGGTAAAAGTTTACAATTTATCTACACGGGTCGCACAGATGCGGAATTTCATACGCCAGGAAAAAGCATACTCGGTAACGATGCTGGTGCTCCACCAGTAGCTGAGAAGACCATCACTATTGATGATCTATTAATCAGTTCAGCTTTCGTGTATGAATTAGACGAGACACTTGCACACTATGAATTGAGGGGAGAAATCTCTAAGAAGATTGGTTTTGCACTCGCAGAAAAATATGATAGACTAATCTTCAGGGCACTTACCCGTGGAGCAAGAGCTAAAGCTCCTGTTATGAAGACTAACTATGTCGAGCCAGGTGGAACACAAATCCAAGTTGGTG